TCTATATTCGGGATAAATATTTCCCTTATTTCCATTTAGATTTTAAAAGGAGAAACACCGCCTGTTGTTTTTGGCATCTTTGGCATTTCTGGCATTTTAATATTACTGATTACTTCTTGAATCATCTTTTCTTTAAAATCTTCACTTGTAACCATCATGTAACCGTAGACGCCAGCGCCGACAGTTGACGCGCTAAGTATAAAACTTAAAATGGATAATATCTGAGAAATTTTTGCCATGAGATCAGCCCTCCTTCGTGCGTTAGTGCCTTGTACAATTATAACGTTCTGCGGATTATGTGCATTGGCGCCGTTATATCTGACCCTCGGAATGATGTCTAGGCAAATTAACGAAAAAATTAATTAGTTTTTTCCTTTGATTCTACAAGCAACATTTCTATTTCTTTTAATCTTTCCTGACAAGAAAAAGCTTTTGCTTTAAACATATTTGCGGCTTGTATTGCCTTTTCATATTCTTGTATTGCTTCTTGATTTTCTTTAAAAAGTTGCTCTTTTCTAGCTTTTAAAATATCCATTAAACACCAATTTCCATAGCTGTAAATGTAGAAGCACCTCTTCCGTAATCGTTATCATCATTGCTACTTCTGTTTAAATAATATGTTCCAGATTGAACCGCATAATATTGCAATTTATAAGTTGTCGCACTTGTGGTTGCTGGGGCATCCGTAAAAGTAAGAGTTACAAAGCCTCCACCGTTTGCATCATGCATTGACCTCAAACCAAAAGTTGTGGTCTGAAAGTTTGCGGCTCCACCACTTGCATCTGAGACAGCACTAGCAACAGTACTTGAACCTCTTAAAATTCGAAAACTTATAACGTGGTGAAATGTAGAAAGTCCATAAGAAATAGCAAAAATTCCAAAAATTTTATTACTGTTTGAACTAGGAGTTATGGTTACACTTGCACCAGTAAAATCTTGAAAAGCGTTAATAGTTGTTGAACTTGTAGTGTCAGTTTTTGTATTTTCTACAACTTGAATAATACCGCCACCTGTAGCACCACTTGGCAGCCCACCGACAGGAACGATTGAATTGACTTTAAGTTGGCTCATAATTAACTAGGTGGTGTTGGAAAAACTGGAAGGTATACATCACCTACGGTTGCTGGTAAATCTCTTAATGCCTGTCTATAAGTTTTCATCTCAGTAGAAATTGTTCTATCACTAATTGCATAAACATCTGTTGCTTGTAAAAAATAATCCCTAGCAATTCTTAATCTTGTCATCATTTCAGCTTCAGAATAATTTGCTCTGCAATATGTTTCACAACTTTCAAGATAAGCTTTATGGTCAGCATGTGAAATCATTTATTTAACTCCATATAATTTAAGTGTACCGCCAGTTAAATCTGTATCAGTTGCATGAACTTCTAAAGATGTAATAGCTGCGGTAGCATCAAAAAAACCATCAGTTGTTAATACAATAGCTCCTCCACTTAATTCTCCACCGTGTTTCATGTTAAATTGTTTTCTTACACCGTCATTTACAAGATGAAGTGTAAAAACAGCTTGATTTATACCACTTGTATAAGCAGCAACTCCTTGCATATTTACAAAGAATTTATCACCATTCTGTTGATATCTTAATGAACCTGATCCACCGCTATCCATTCTTGTCATAACATATTCATAAACAGTACCAGAAGTACCATTCCATCTCAATCCGTAATCAGATATGTTAGCTCCACCAGATCTAGTTACACCATAAAGTTTTCCATAAAGATATTCATATCCTGTTGTACTAAAAGATATGTTTGCAGCTACATTACCACTACTTGAAATAGTGGCAGATGCTAAAAGTTGAATACCTCCAACATTTTCTACAGGAAAATCATTCCCAGAGGTATTTTGTATTTCGTTTACTTTTAAAATACTCATGGCTTGGGATACTTGTCTTTAGTGGCTTTGATTGCAGTTGCAAAAGCACCTGATGTAGTTACTGTACCAGCAACAATATCTTTATATAAAGCGTCTAACTGATCTCCTATTGATGGATAGATAGTATCTGTCGTGCCAGCATCACCAGTTCTTTGAGATTGATAAAGTATCGCAGCAGCTTCATTGTTTAAAGTAACTCTCGCAGCATCAATATCAGATTGCGTCAAAGAGATTGAATTACCGCTTGCGTCAAAAGCTCCTGTGCCGTCATCAATCGTTACAGCAGATGGGTAAGCTTTGCGTATAGCTTCATGATCAAGGCTTGCCATAATTAGTTTTTAATTAAATTATACAGCAGAGATATCATGCTGACACCTCCATTACCATAATTTGACTCATAGTTCTGCCTTCATCAGTTGAATTATCATCACTCTCTGTTCTGTTTATACAATATAAGTCATTATTACTATTTCTTTGCATAACAACTTTATATGTAACTGCGGAAGTCGTTGATGGAGAATCTAATAATTTGCAATTAGCTGTCAAAGTAATATCATTTGATCCACCACCGTCTCCTGTGTAAAGAGTACCAGTAAAATTTGATCTTAGTCTGTTTCCGTCCGCATCAGCTAAACCTGTTGAAAGAACACTAAACGAGCCACTTGCTATTTGTCTATGAATTTGAAAAGATCCACCTTGACTATTATGAGCATGACCACCGAGATCACAAAAAATTAAGATTTTACTAGAAGTTGATGTTGGAGTAATACTTACACTCAAACCTGTTACATCAATGCTAGATACAGCAGCAGTTGTAGAAAATACATCTGTTTTAACTGTTTGTTTTACTTGAACAATTCCACCACCACCGCCTGTCGGTACTCCTGATACTGGGATTATGCTGTTGACTTTTAATTGGCTCATAATAAAATTTTACTAAACAACAGTAAAGGCGCAACCTGATGCAACAGTTATTGTTACGCCGCTGTCTACTGTTAAAGGGCCGGCGGCCATTGCGTTATGACCTGTAATTTCATAGTTTGCAGTTGCATTTTTATCACTTAAATAAAATATTTCATCATTACTTCCACCTTGCGCCCCTGATCCTGAATCAATACCTGTTAAATTCGAGCCATCCCCTGCAAAAGCTGTTGCGGTTAATGTTCCATTTGATGCGTTAAAAGCTAAATTACTTCCTGTCTTTGGAGGTAAATTACCAGTTGCAGCCGTTATAAATAAAGGAAAACAAGTTGTATCTGAGGATTCATCAGCAGCCGTGACATTTGTTGCAACACCCGCAGAAGTCGCATTTCCAGTAAAAGCCCCAACAAAAGTTGTAGCTGTTACTGTTCCTGTGCTTGGGTTATAAAAAAAATCGCCATCTGATTCGAGTCCTACATTTCCAGTTGCAGAAGCATCTTCAATAAATGGTATTAAATTATTTTCGTTCGTTGATTCGTTATCAGCAACAGAAACATGATTTGCGTTTGTCGCTGTAGTAACTGTGGTTCCAGCAATAACAGTTGCCAAAGCTACCCCTGCAACAGTTATGGCATCAGCTTCAAGAGTTCCGTCAAAGTCTCCATCAACAGCATCTATATTCCCAACAAAGTTTGTAGCAGAAACATTTCCTGTAACAGCTAATCCTGAAGAACTAAAACTTCCCCTTGTAGTTCCGCCACAAGTAACGTCTAAAGTATCAGCCGCACTTGAAAAAATACCAGTATTTAAATCATCCCTAAATCCTAAAGCGGGCGCACTTGCAGACCCATCTTCAAGAGTTAAAGTTCCATCTAATTGTAATAAAGTAATCCAAGCGTTATTTGCACTATTTCTTATTTTTAAAACGCCGTCATTTGTATCCGCCCACCATTGATAAGCATATTTTGTACTTGGTTCTGAAGATGATGAATTATTACTAACAATCGCAGCAAGGACTAAATTTAAATCTGCCCGGAAATTCGCGCCTGTGGCATTATCTAGTACATAGTCATGTGTAGCCATTGCTTAACTATTTTTATCTAAGTATATCTTAATATTAAGAACCACGCCCAAATCCAACTGCTGTATATCTGAAATTTCTATTAACAAAGCTAGATCCATTTTTTACGTCTACATCAAATCCACTTCCTGTAATATTGTGAAGGCTGAAAAAGTCTCCGCTTTCCATATTTTCAAGGATTATTCCAATTGTCGGAAGATGGGCTGTTGTTGATCCGCCAAGCTCTGAAGTCCCTGTGAAATATGTATTAATGAAACTAACAGATTTTCTTGAAGTTCCTGAAGCAATAACGGCTGTTGGCGATTCTGTTCTTCTTATAAGATTTGCAGAATATCCCAATTCTTTTATTAAAATACTTTGCGCGGGATCTGTACTTGTAAGTTCTGCCCTGAATTTAAAACCGCGAGCAATAAAAGTTCCGTTTGCCATCGGTTCAAATTGTGTAAAATCAGCGCCATAAGTGCAATTACCGCTGGTTGTCTGGCTTGTTGTGCCTGTTAATGTAAAAGTGTTTACGTTAGGAACTGTTTGAATTTGATATTCACCGTCAACGCCATTTCCTGAAGTAAAATCAACGACAACAACACTTCCCGCAACATATCCATGAGTGGATTTTGTGATGGTTATTGTTGTTCCTGATTGTGCATAAGTACC